AACAACAACATAAACACGAAAGAAAGTACTGCTAATTTAATGCAGTCAAGTAGTCACAGTTACAACACTATACAAGGTCAAAGAAAAGGCTTTAATAATAACGGTCAAGAAAGTATAAGTGTAAATACTGGAAACGTAGAAGAAAGCTATTTTGAAACTATACAACAAATAATGTTAAGCGAAAAAATAATTATTGATGACTTACCTGTATTGTGTAATACAAAAAGCTTACAAAAACAAAAAGGTATTAACCAACTAAAACCAGCTAATTATCAATTGACTTTTAACTACGCTTTTGACGCTATTAATTCTGTAATATAATGCGAAAGGTACAAATATACATAGAAGGTGTTATGCTTGACTTGTTTAATGATGAACAAGTAAACTTAAACAGTACAGTACAAAACATAAGTGACATATCTAAAGTATTTACAGATTTTAGTCAGTCGTTTACTGTACCAGCAACAAAGCATAATAATAAAGTTTTTCAGCATTGGTATAATACAGATTTAGAGTTCTACGATCCAACAAGTGCTGGTGGTACACTTTCAAGCTATGACGTAAACATACGAAAAGACGCACGACTTGAATTAAATTTAACTGCATTTAGAACTGGTAAAATACAACTTGAAAAAGCGAATCTAAAAGACGGAAAAGTAGATAGTTATTCTGTAACTTTTTATGGTGACGTTACAAGCTTAAAAGATAAGTTTGCTGAAGATATGTTAAGTGACGTAGACTTAAGCACATTAGACCACACTTATACTGGTGCAGAAGTTTACAATAGAATTACAGACCACACAACTGACTATGACGTACGTTACCCTTTAATAAGTTCATCAAGATATTGGACTAACACAGGTGGTGGTACTGATGACATAACTGTAACAAATGGTAGAATAGTTTATACAGAATTATTCCCAGCAGTTAAAATTAAAAAATTGTTTGACGTTATTGCTACACATTATGGTGTAAGTTTTAACGGTAACTTTTTGACAAATGAAAGATTTA